CCGCAATAGTATTATTAGCTTGAGATGTAAAAGTTGCACGAGATGTATTAAAAGCACTCGTAGCTCCCACCAACAAATTCCCGCTGTTATCCAGCGTCATTGCTTGGGTAAAGGAGATGGTTCCGCCAGCAGAACCAGAGCCAGCAGAATACCAACGATGTGCGCCTAGGTACATATCGTACTGTGTGGCATAACCAGTTCCAATGTATATCCAATTTGCACCGTTATAATATGCGTTGTGTGTTAAGCCGCTATCGCCCCCAGTACCGCTGCTATATGCCGTTAAGCCTGTGTTAACTTGAATCGCTTTGTACGCACTCCAAGCACTAGGCGTAACCCCTAGTCCTAGGTTGCCGGATGTATCGAGGGTTGCCTGAATAGTGCTATTCGTTCCAAACTGTAACGGCTTTGATCCAGTAGTAAACAAAAGACCTGCGTAAGAGGCAGAGCCTGTTGCAGACGACCCCGCAGTCGTTGACTCATTACCCATGACAAGAATACTACTTGCCCCTGAGTTGGTAGAGAGTATAAAAGCAGAGCTTGTTGATGAATTTATGGCTCGAATAATGTTGCCAGAACCATTTACATCCAGCTTATAAGAAGGCGAACTTGTCCCAATACCCAGACCTGTGCTGGTCAGGCGCATTTGTTCGGAGCCGTTGGCATTAAATGCTACGTTATTGGTTCCTACACCGTATACGCCATTCACAAAGGTTCCGGGCGAAGAAAAGAAAACGCCCGAAGTCGTGGGGACAAAAATATTCCCCGAACTTAAACCTAAGTTTGTCCCATCAAACGTCAGCGCAGAACCCGTAGTCAGCACCTTAGAGCCGTTCAAATAGGCTACACCGTTGGCTGTGCCGCCCGGTAAAGACACCGCACCAGCAGAACTGATAGCCAGCGCATCCGTAGCAGAACTGTTTGTCGTAAAGTGAATACCGTTAGCGCCAATCGTACCCAGCACCAAGTCCGTAGAGGCAGTTAAGAAGTAACCATAACCGGGCGCATTGATTGAGCCTGTGCCGCTATAACCGCTTGAGTTGATACCAACCGTAGCGTAGTTGGTTGTGGCCGTGCCTTGGTCGTTATATGCAATAAACTCAGCAGATGCCGCAGTACCGTTGCTGGTATTTTGGATGACGTTCTGGAAGTAGCTGTTAACGCTAGTCTGAGCAGATTGAACGATGCCCGTGTCGCTGAAATTCAACGTGCCGTAGTTGTACGCACCGAGGTTGGACGAAGCAGTGGTAGCTGCAGTAGCCGTAACAGTCGAGAACGTACCCGCACCGCTGAACGTAGACGCCTTAACCCAAGCCGAGGTCGAGATGTTGTAAACGATCTTAGCCACTTCACCGACTGCAATAGTCAAGCCACCAACCGTCTGGGCGTAGCCGCCAGTGGTGCTGTTCATGACCGTATAGGTCTTGCTCGAAGCGGGCAGAGTAATCGTGCGTGTTGCAGTGCGTGCGCCGGACAGCAGGAGAATGGCGTATTGGGCTGAAGTGCCGGAAAGGTTAGTGCCCGAGCTGGTCGCCTGTGTGATGGTCAGCGTGACGTTGGCATCGGTCGTAATGTTCTGTGTACCGGCAACAGCAACATCCAGAATAGACGAAACGCCGTTGTTTACATCATCGCCCCAAACCGAAACTTCTGTTCCATCTACCGGCTGAATTAAGGCCAGTAGAGAAGTGTAGTTAATTGCCATGACTAATTTCCTTTGCTAATCTTTGTCGCTTTGCAGTATTTTCTCTGAGCTTTGCGTTTGCCATCGGGCGGTATTTGTGCAAAGCTGTAATTGACCTTTGAATTGCTTCTTCCGTAGGTTTCTTGTTTCCACCTTGACCAACACGTACCGGGGGATACTTTTCATTTAAATGTGCCCAAGCATCACCACGACGCGCATCCCGTAGTGTATCCCGTGCGCACAAAATTCCAAACTTTTCTTTGACCAACTCAAGCAATTCTCGGTTGTTCAATGTACGGTTTTCGTCCAGCCGGATAAAAGCCACAACCTCTTCGGTCAACTTGGCGTTATAGACTTTTTCGCCCGTCTTCAGGCTAAACCTCAGAGGGCCGTCGCCACCGTCTGTTAAGTTGTAACCGTTGCCGTTACCAGCATAGGTATTTAGCTCAGCAATGTATTTGCGTTCTAGCGCTTTGAGTTCTTGTTCATCAGCAGCTTGGCATAAGGCTTCAATGGTGAAATTCTCTACACCGTATTTGCGCATAGCCCTGTATAGACGTTGCATCTTATTAGTTCGGGCAGCGCACTGATGTTCCCGCCACCGTTTGTGCAGGTCGCACTGGGTAATGCCTACGTAAGCATGCCCATTAACAGTGTTGGTAATCTTGTACACCTGCATTTCAATTCTTCGTCTGAGTCCAAGTTCTGGTTTGCGCGGTATCAACCTGCGACCACGTTACCGACTGAGCATCGTTAACATTTTGCCAGTTCGGAGTTTGGTTGTCACTAATATTTGCCCATGTTACCGTTTGAGAATCATTTATTTGTGACCAGTTCGGCGTTTGGTTGTCAGGGATCGGATTCCACAGCAGCGCACCCAAGAACGAGTCAGCCATCGTAGCCGTCTCAATCACGTTCGCCATCATAACAAGGTAAGAAGCCCAAACGTCCGTTACCGTCGCTGTCTCAGTCACTGCAGCCTGAATCACATTCGAGGGTGTAACGCTATCCGTTACAGTCGCCGTCTCCACCACAGAGGCAGGTAGGCTATTGACCCCATTGACGGCATCCGTAATTGTCGCAGTCTCAGTCAGCGTATTGTTGTAAATATTACCACCGAACTGGGAGTCAGTTACAGTGGCCGTTTCGGTCAGCGTAGGGTTAAAGATCGCTTGCACCGATTCAGAATCCGTTACCGTCGCCACCTCAGTTACAGAAGCGCCCATCACGTTGGAAGGCGTAACCGTATCTGTGACCACAGAGGTCTCACTGACCGACATGTTCATTGTCAGGGTAGCAGAGTTGGAGTCAGTTACCGTTGCCGTTTCAGATACGCTACTGGCGTAGACCACGCCCCCAGTTTCGGAGTCCGTTACCGTCGCAGTCTCAGAGACCGACGCATTCATGACCATCGTATTGGTCTCGGTATCCGTTACCGTAGCCACCTCAGTGACCGTTGCGCTAATGACGTTGGATGGGGTTTCTGTATCCGTTACTGTGGCGGTTTCGCTCACGCTCATGTTCATCACAAGCGTATTTGATTCAGAATCAGTTACTGTGGCGGTTTCTGATACCGCGCTGGCGTAGACAGTCTGCCCCGATTGAGAAGTGGTTACTGTGGCTGTTTCGCTGACCGAGCTGGCAAAAGACTGAGCCGAGGATTCAGAGTCGGTAACAGTGGCTGTTTCAGAAGTCGAGTTATCAAAGACCGATCTACTCCAACCGGCCTGACCCCACCATCCTGATCCCCAGCCGCCCGTTGCCGACATGGGTTAAGCAGCCGCTAGGTCTGCCTCTGGGAACCAAGTTTGCTGTGGGTTACCTTCTGCATCAGTCCACTGCACAAGGTAGGAAATATTTCCAGCTGAGTCCAAGCGCAGCTCTTCCACGGGGCCAGTAGGAATCGTAGCCACCAGTTTGACGACTTCGCCAACTTTAAAATTTGCAGCCATATTGAGTCCTTAGTTGTTGCCAGTCCAAGTAACGTTCAGCACGTCACCAGACAAAACAGAACGGGCAGTACCAAAACTACCCGCCGAGAACAGCGTACCAGTCGTGCCAGAGATAGTGCTGTTGGTGGTCAAAAACGCACCGGCCACGGTAGCAGTACCGTTGATGTTGAACGCAGTAGCAGGGGTAGAAATAGAACCAGTACCAGCAGTACCAGCGCCGCCACCAGTGCCAGTCGCGTTGGCGGTAAAGCCAGCAGCAGGACGAGTAGAGTTGGAATAAGCGGTAACTTCAGTCCAGCCAGCGTGAGAGGCCATCGTGTCGGCAGCGTTGTATGTAGGGCCGGTGTTAACCAGACCCAAGTACCAAGCGGAAGTGTACGAAGAACCAGCAAAATACTTGTTCAACATATCGGCTTTACCGACGTTCACAACCAAGTTGGGGAAGTTCTCAACCCATTTGACGTTGCCTTTAGAGTCGTAACAGGTAGCGGTAAAACGACCGACGATGGTCATTTGTTCCTTGGCTTTTGTGCCAACAGTGACCGATGCGCTAGGAGCATCTTGGACATTCAGTGTTTCAACATGGTTCATGGTATTTCCTTATGCGCTCCGAATCAGCGCAGTTGAGTAAGTATTGGCTGGCATGGTTACCGTAAACGTATTGGTGCAGGTCTTGTCTGAACCAAAATCAATCACAGCAATCGAAGCATTGGAGGCCGTAGCATCATAAATCAAAGCACACCGTGCCGTAAAGTTGGCAGGGTTCCAAACCACGTTGTTAAAGTTAACGTACGCCACGCTGTTTGTTGCGTCGTAGCTAATTGTCACGCCCGTCATGGTTTGACCGCCAGCGGTGTAGCCTGTGCCTGATACTTCGTTGGTGCTTGAGTACGCAGTAGTGCTGGGGTTTAAATTGGCGTTGCCTGTATACAGCGCCATTTTGATGGTATCGGACGCAAGATTGAACTGACCGTTGTACAGCCCAACCTTGAAACTCGTCGTCTGGCCTTGAAGGATTGACATCTATTACTCGACCTTCTGACGGTATTGACCGCTGCGGAAAGCATCCTGACGTTCCAGACCATCGCCCAGACGTTTGGCTTGTGCAAGTGCTTCAACATACTTGCCGTTGTACAACTGAACCAAATCTTGTTCGCCTTTCATGAAGGTGATGGCTTCAACCAAAGCGCCGTACAGCAGGGCTGCATCGTAGTTGTCACCAAGCCAAGTCATGCCGTTAGTTTGGTTCAAGCTGGCTGCGTTGGGAACAGTAACGGCAAACCCACCGCCACTGCCAAGGCTAATAGATAAAGAATCTCCCACGGCATAACCAGACCCTCCCGTTTCTAAACTGACAGAAGTCACCGCACCACCAGACACCACAATATTTGCAGTAGCGCCAGAACCTGTACCACCAGTCAAAGCTTGGTTGTAATACGTTCCATTGGTATACCCTGAACCAGCAGTGAAAGAACTGTTCAAACTGATGATAATGCCCGGAATGATCGACGGTGGGTAGAAGAAGTAGTGCAGCTCAACACCGTAGTTTTGATCGGGCGTTGGGCCAACCATGAACGACAACTCGTTAGGTGCTGCAGACTGAGGGCCAAAGATGGCGTAGTGTGTGGGGAATCCGGACACAGACGGGTAGGGGAACGCTTCGCGGATGAAGTTAACGTCCTTGTTCAGCAGGTACTGATACGCGCCTTGGAAGCTAACTGTACCGGATACTGTACCAGTGTTGACCACGCTCAGCGTAATGCTTGTGCCGTTGACGCCGTAGACGATTGCACCTGAACCAATACCTGTACCCGTGACGTTTTGCCCGATGGCGATTCCGCTGGCGCTTGAGACACTAATGACATTCGTGCCCGATGTACCCGTAGCTGTTGTACTGAACGTGGAATATGCAGCCAGCGAATAGGTAGACAAATAGTCCGCCGGGGCGGATAGGTAGGGGTTGGACGAACTTACTGTACCGGTAACATTTTTACGCAGCGAAGGAAACTGAATGTCGTTGTAGATCCGCTGCTCTGCCTGCTCGATAAACGTGTTTATGTCTACCGTCGAAAAGGTATTCTCCGTGTAGTCTTGAACAGCAGTTACGAGCTGATAGTAATTCATGCCATCGGGCCTCGGGCGTACAGACCCTTAGTAGCCGCACCAGTGCCGCGAATCTTAACGCCTTGGGTTTCCAAATCAGGATCAGCAGGATCGCCCAAGCTCACGCGAGGAGTGCCTTGCTTCTCTGCACCAGGTTTGAACTGACCGGCCAACAGCTTGTTGGGGTCTTTCAGGTTAGGCTGTTTGTTAGCCTTACCGTGGGGCTGAGCGTACTCTTCTGCAGAGCCCACTTCTTTACCCATTTTCTTGTGAGAAAACTTGGCCATTATTTGCTCCCGGCTTTTTGGTTGTGAGCGCGAGCCAGGTTACGACCAACAGCACGCATGGCTTGACCGGTCACACCACCCTTGGCAAGTTTGATTGTTTTCAATCCTTCTGGCTTGCCCGTCTTGCCATACGTCATGTAAGTCATACTTGCATTTTTAGCATCACCGCCCTTAGCAAGCTTCAAAGTGGTGCCTTTACCACCTTTGTGCTCTTGCTTGTCGTGTTGCTTGAACGCCTTCTTAATCAAAGCAACGTCCTGCTTTTTGTCTTCAGCCATCTCTTTGCGAGACTCGGCTTTAGATTCTTCCATCATTTTCTTAGCCATGTTCTACTCCTAAGTAGTTGCAATCGTAACTGTACCAACACTTGTCACTGTTGCCAAGTAATTTGGCGTCAATGCGTTATCAAATAATCTTGATCCACCAATCGGATTCCATCCCCACTGGATATCCCGAGAGCCGCCTGATGTATATCCCTGTGCATCCAGGCCAGAAGCATAGTAGCTCCGGTCAGGCCGAGGATTACGCAAGCCCTGCGGATCGTCAACAGGAAACTCACCCAAGTGTAACTGCGGCTGATCAGGATCCCAGCAGGTAGGGCACACCAACAGCTCATAGTTCTTGCCCTTGATAACCTCACGGCGAAGAACTTTTAACGGGTAGCGGAAATCACACCGATCGCATTCGGCAATCGCGTTCTTACCGGATGCGAACCTATTACCCATTAGTAGCTATTCCCGATATACATCTGACGGGGCACAAACCGCACAGCAGCTTTCTCACGGTCTTCATCCGATGCCAACTGCCAAGCCTCATCATATTGCGCTTTAAGGACCTGCAGGCGAGCCTGGGTGTCCGGCGCAGGTGGAAGCTTCAGAATCAAATAATAGGCCAATCCAGCCACCATAGCAGGCAAAAACCGGAATGGGATGTCCATCACGTTAACACCGTTACCGGCATCCTGAGTGCGACGCAAGCGCCAGTAAGCAAACTGATACTGCTGAGCCCCATCTGGAATCGGCCACACGGTGACCGAAGGCAAGTACTGAATGCTGACCGGCGCAGCTACGGCGTGTGAGGCGGCAGTAGTGTTGTTCTGACCACGGGCGCAGGTGTTAATCGTGTTGCCCGAGATGTACTGATAAAAAATAACTTCACTGTCAATCAGCACAAATCCGTAGGCGGGCAAGCCAACAGTAGAAGTCAGCGTAATGGTTGTGTCAGTAGCCGATGCTGCACTGGCAACAGTGATCGTTGTGGGGCTCTGCTGGGCGTCTTGACGGTTGACCAATACCTGAATAGGACGGGCCTGTTGCAGTTTGTTAGGCAGCGTTGCATAGGTTGAGACGCTGATGCGCGTAATGGTCAAGTCAGCCTGATTGCTGGTGCTGTTAGCCTGCGTGCGGATAACGTGCTCAAGCAGGTCAACGGTATCGGAAGGCAAGGCATAGGTAGACTGCCCTTGGACTAGGGTAATCACGCCTTGGTCCATTGTCCACATGTTGATACCACGGTTAGCCCAGTCGGCGAACATCAGGTTCAACGAACGTCGAGCAGTACGCAAATCGTAACCAGACCGCAGCTCAGAGCCAGCACGCTCAAAGGCTTCCTCAATGATCTCGGTCAATTGAGGGTTGTAGACTGCACCGCCTGAAGTGACAAGGTTAGCCATAGTAGTAGTTCCTTAGTAGGTTAATTATCCCACCATGTGCGTAAGCTTCAATAGCGTATTTACCGCCAAAACCGCCACCACCAACGTAATCTCCACCAAAATCACCGCCGCCATTAGCATCGCCAGGACCAAAGCCGCCATTTTCAAACGGGCCAGAGCTGTAGTTGTAACCCGTTAAAGATGAATCAATTGGCTGAACGTATGGATTTACAACAGTATTATCCACTTGGGGTGCTGCAGCATTTAATGCGTCGGCCTGAGCCTGGGCAGCCGCTGCGGCTTGTGCCTGAGCTTGTGCATCTGCCTGTGCTTGCGCCTGAGCGGCAGCTTGAGCTTGTGCTGCAGCAGCGGCCTGAGCTTGCGCCTGTGCCTGTGCATCAGCTTGAGCCTGGGCTGCAGCCTGCGCTTGAGCATCTGGTGCTACAGGGGCTGGTGCTGGATTATTGACCGCATCCAATGGAGGCGTCAAAGATGCGATCCCAGTATTAGTTGAATCAGGTGTCGGTGTTGGAGCAGGTGCTGGGTTAACAGGCGTATCAATTGACCGTGTTACTGGTGCATTAGTAGCATCCAAAGCTGGAGTCAACGATGCAATACCAGAAGTCAAGTCGGGCATCGGTTCAGGCGTGTAACTCTGAGGCTCTGTTGGTTGAATAGGCTCTGGCGTCGCAATCGGAGGAGGCGTATACGTAGATGTGCTATCTTGCGAAGGCACAGAAATCTCTACCGTACCTGTCTTCTCAGGCGGCGTATCCACAGGCGGAACGTCCAAATTTGGCATCGGTTCAGGCTGATACGGCGCAGGAGCAGTAGGCTGAATGGGTTCTGGTTGCGTATACGTATTGACGGGCACGCTGATAGTTACATCACCTTCTTTTAACGGCGGCTCTTCAGGTGGCGTCTCGTCAGTACTTGGAGTCAAAATAGGCATCGGCTCAGGCGTATAAGGCTGAGGTTCAGTAGGCTCAATTACTGGCGTCGGCTGAATGGGCTGCGTAGTTGTATCTTGCGTAGAAGTATCTGGCACTACTACGTCCTGGCTATTATTGCCACCACCACCGCCTGCCGCCGCAGGGGCCGTAGCCGGGGTCCAGTTAAACGTTGGATTGGCCTGCATACCATTATTGGTGCCCTGAGCGGTATAAGTCCAGTCTTGGTTTCCAGCGTTACCAATACCCCAGTTGTTGGTAATATTACCAGCAATGTTTTGGGCAAGTGATGCTATTCCGCCGTCGTCAAAACGCTGTACTGCCCCGCCATTGGCAAGAGCAACAACGCCGCCGTGGGCTAAAGAGCCGCTAGTATTATCTACAAAGTTCGAGTTTTGCGGAGTGGCTGTAATAGCACCAGGCATAACCTGTACATTCGATAACTCATCTTGAGCTTGTTGCCACTGCTGAAAATTCCAAGGCAACACGCCATTATTAAAATTTTGCGGATCAGTTTTAGCCGCTTGTAAATAGCTATCTGACCATTGTTTATATTGGTTCTGTTGCTCTTGAAGTTTTTGCTGCTGAGCTTGTTGTTGCTGTTGTTGACGGGCTAATTGTGCAGCTTGATCCTCTTGAGTAATAGGAGGTGGCATTGCAATTTCGGGGGCGCCAAGCATTGAATCATTGGAGCCGTTACCGTTTGTTCCTTGATTGACGTTGTTGGTATTATTACCAGACATGCTGCCAAAGCCACCAAAGCCACTAAACTGACCAAAACCGCCACCGCCCTGAGGGCCAAACTGCGGCTGCTGCCCTGGCATCATTTGAGGGCCGCCTACACCACCACCGTATCCAGAACCCTGAGCATAGGGATTCTGAGGCTGCTGATTGCCAAAACCAAACCCACCACCGAACCCGCCGCCATAGCCCTGACTACCAGCGGCAGAGGCGTTATTATTACCACCTCCACCATTGATGGAGCCAATATGACCTGCTACTTGCTGAAAGTCCTGCTGTAGCGCGGCGAGCGGGTTGTTATTCATTTACGAAGACCTTTCAAGGTCTCGGCCAATCGAGCACGCTGACCCAACTTACCGGGCGCTTTAGCAGCCTTAGCAAGCTTCTTGGCGGGGATGGTCTTACCTGCTTTAACACCAAGTTCTTTACGCAAAGCACCTGGGTTCTTAATTGCTTTTTGAATCCATTTCTCAGCCATCACTTGCTCCTAGCGGCGCGGATATTGTCAATCAAGTTAGGGTAAGGACGACCAGCCGCTTTAGCCGCAGCCTTGGCCTTTGACTTCTTAGCAGAAGACAGCGCCTTTGGTTTGCCTAAACCCTTGGGTCTAGCCTTGTCCCAAATCTCGCCACCCTTGGCATAAACCTCAACACGGTTCGGATCATCTTTGCGAATGATCGTCTTCTTACCGGGCATTTTAGACGGAGCAATAGCCCCCATACCGCGTGAAGCCATCATAGATCACCTTAGCAGAAAGTGCCTTTGGTCAAGCCGCGAGTAGCAATACCGTCTGCGCGAGCGGAAGCAGTACCACCCTTGGCCATCTTCTTGGTCTTGCCACCCTTCTTCATCGAAGTAGGAGCAGGAGCAGGAGCGCCACCCATAGCACCCATAGGGCCGGGCATAGCAGGAGAAGCAGGGCCACCAGGAACGCCAGCAACAGGAGCACCACCCATACGAGCACGTGCAGCCAAAGCGGCCAAGACTTGGGGATTCATTTGTTTACGCATAGTAGCCATGATAGCTCCTTATTTACGGGTCATTCCGCCACCGCACATAGCTTCCACATGCTCGTGGTGCAGCTTGTGGCCAGCAGCGTGTTCTTTGAAATGGTGGTGGTGGGGCTTGTGGCCGTCGCCGCCATAATGTTTCTCAACATGATGCACGTTGTGATGGTGCTTAGGAGTTTCTTCCTTCTTGGTTTTCATGTCTTCGTGTTTCATGTCAGATCCTTACTTGCGTTTAGCTGCGCCACCGCGCTTCATGCCGGTAGTAGAACCAGCCATCTTGGGTTCCATAGCGCGTGTGTGACCACGCTCTTGGATGCTATGCTCGCCGTGAGCACGTTTACCGCCTTCGGTAACTTTACCCATTTTTGCAGTAGTCATGCCTTTGCTTTGGTCCTTGGTTTCCATACCAATGGTATCTCCACCCATAGCCATTTGCAAATGATGATGGGCCATCGCCATGTGATGCGCCTTAGTTAATTTAGCCATATCGCCACCTCTTGAGAATTTACGGCCTTTGTCGGCCTCGTTAAAGTCTTTTCCCACAGACTGTGGGATACCCACCTTTTTGGCGAAGGCTGCTGAATGAGCAACCGCCGCCATCAGATTACGTTGAGCTTTGCTCTTGCTTGGCATCACTTTGCCCCTTGCTGAAGTAGCTGGTCAATTTTGTTTTCCAACTTGTTAAAGCGAGAGTCAATGTGCTCAGTAATTTTGTTAAGCTCGTCATTGGTCACGTATCCTTTTGCGATTTCCTCGCGTGTACGGTTGAGCAGAATCTCAATCCGTTTAAGGTCATTAGACTTCTCTTTCAAGAAAAAGGCAACCATCCCAAGAATCAGGGATAGCCCGCCAGACCAAATCATGTTTCCATCCATCTCAGCACTTCCATGCCCGCAGGCTTTTGTTGATCCGGCTGTCAGGGTCCTTAGCAGTCTTCTCGCTAGTCAGCTTTTTCTTCATGCCTTCCATTCGGGCACAGAAGCTGTCGCGCCTTTTTCCGCCCTCGGGTTGCGGGGGCTTCAGATTCATCCCTTGCTTTTTGGCGCTGGCTCGCCCCTTGGCGTTCAAGCCGCCGTTGG